TCTCACAAGATTCTAAGGCAGCGGGACGTTTTAATACAAACAAGGGCGGCGAATACTTTGCTGCTGGTGTCGGGGGTGCCATCACGGGCCGTGGTGCAGATTTATTAATTATTGATGACCCACACTCGGAACAAGACGCACTATCACAAACAGCCATGGACAATGCTTATGAATGGTATACCTCGGGCCCTCGTCAACGTTTGCAACCAGGTGGTGCGATAGTCGTGGTCATGACACGGTGGTCAGTTAAAGATCTGACAGGTAAGTTGATGAATGCACAATCAGACTCTAAAGCCGATCAGTGGGAGGTGATTGAGTTTCCAGCAGTCTTGAACGATAAACCGATGTGGCCTCAGTTTTGGAACTTGGACGAACTAGAAGGAGTTAAGGCTTCTTTGTCAGAACAGAAGTGGCAAGCACAATGGCAACAGAAACCTGTGTCAGAGGAAGGATCAATCATTAAACGAGAGTGGTGGAAAATGTGGCCAAAAGATGACATACCACCTCTCATGCATGTCATACAAAGTTATGATACAGCGTTCAGTAAAAAAGAGACGGCTGACTTCTCAGCGATTACAACGTGGGGTGTCTTTCGTCCCGTGGAACACGGACCACCACACATCATCCTTCTCAAAGCAAGAAAGGGTCGTTGGGACTTTCCTGAATTAAAAGAGATAGCCTTTGAAGAATATAAATACTGGGAACCCGAAACAATCTTGATCGAAGCGAAAGCTTCTGGTATGCCTTTAACACAAGAGCTACGGCAAGTTGGAATTCCAGTAGTTACTTATACGCCTAGTAAGGGCAATGATAAGCACGTTCGTGTTAACTCCGTAGCTCCCCTCTTCGAAGCGGGACAAGTATGGGCACCCGATGAACGTTGGGCAGAAGAAGTGATTGAAGAATGCGCTGCTTTCCCTTATGGTGATCATGACGATTTAGTTGATTCAACGACACAAGCGTTGTTGCGATTCAGACAGGGTAACTTTATCCAGCTGGAGTCTGATTACGTGGACGAACCACAATATATTGAACAAAGGAGTTACTACTAGTGCAAAAAAAATTTAATCAGAAAACAGGTCAGTTTTATCAATTGAGCGATCCTAGTGGACCACAGCTCAACACTCCTTTGGGCACAGAGCAAATGGAGGGAATAAAACAATTTTTAAAATCAGCTTATGAAAGCGAGCCAGGTCAGGACTTTACTAAAGGTCTTGCTCAATTTGGTGGTTTTGCAAAAGACTTTGTAGATACAGCCGTTGGCAGACCCTTTGATTACCTTGCACAAGAAGCCACGAAACTCGGAGCAGCAAAGTTTTATCCAACCCCGTCAAGCAAAGGTGTGAGCGTTCTTGGTGCCATCACACCTGAAACGCCAGTTAGTTTTACAGAAAGCATAAAAGCTGGTGGGGGCCAGACAGTCTATGACCCCGTAACAGGTGGAGAAACATTTGTACCTGAAAAAGGGTTTATGCCTGAAATGAAAAGAGCAGGTGCACAGATTGGTAGTGTCTTTGATATGATGTTTGGCGATGCAAGACGTGCAGGTGAGAGAATGAATGAAGGCGTAGATTTTAAAGATTTATCACCACAAGAAAAGTTAGGAGTACGATTCTTTCTTTTGGACTTGATACCTCTACCTGGTTTTAGTCAAGTAGGAAAGCAAGGAGTGAAGGCAGGGATGGATGCTGTGCCTACAGCTTCTCTCATTGATCAAAGAGGATCAGTTGGTGCTATGAGCACAAGAGACGCTATAATTGATAGAATCAAAAATGAATATGGTGAAGTCACTCAAGCAGAATTACAATTACTTGCGCAAGATTTTAAAGATATTCCTCCTGCACAAAGAGATTTAATTGCAAGTTTATTAACAAAAGACCAACAGTCACAACTTTTAGATATTGTTAAAAACACCTTGGAAGCCAAACCTAAAGGAGCATATGGGGGATACGGTGTGATAGAAAAAGATGGTGTAGTTGGTGTGCAATATAAAAAAGGACAACGTGTAGATAAATTTGTGCCCCTTACAGATTTACAATTAACAATGAGAGGACCTAATTCGAAAAGACCAGGTGAATTTGAATTTAACATCTTAGAAGATAAAAGAGTAAAACGAGATGCTGAAGTAATGAAAAACTCTTTAGAGGCAGCTAACATTGCAGGCAAAGAAGCACAACTGGCGGCAAGGGCAGAAGAAGCAAAAACCATAATGAAAGTTTTTTTAGATAATAAAGATTTACCAATGCGATCTAAGGTAGGTGATAGTCTTTTTACAAAGGTAAATGAAGCTATAGATCCCTCTACAAGAACATACAGACCAGATAAAAAAGTCAGCATTAGATACATAACTGAAATTCTTGATGAATATGGTTTAAGGCCGATACAGAAAAAGGCACCAGATGCTGAAACAAAAAGAGATTTGATAACAGGAGTAACAAAACTAACTGGGGCTGATCCTATTGTTGACCCATTAGTTAGATCTTTTAATCCTAAAGAATTTGAATCATTAGCAAGAGTGGAGGAATTTTTTAAATCGCAAAATATCAATATGAAAAACATAAAGAGACCTCTTGATGAACCTCGTTTGTTTAATGCGATTGAAAGCAATAGAATTGCACTACAAGACTCTTTAAAAGAAAACAAATTCATACAACAAGTTTTAAAAGAAAGAGGTGAAACTAGATCTCTTACTTTTAACAAATCACATTTAGACAGGTCAATTAAACCAGTAACCGACGCTGATCAATTTAGAGGATTAGATCCTACTGACGTAAAAATTTTAGGAGAGACCGTAAATAATTTTTTACAAAATGATTTAGAAATTGTGTTGCTTCAAAAAATACAAAGTAAAGATGTTGCAGGAACAAAAAGAATTATTAAAGACATGAAAAACTTTGGGATTGGAACAAGACTTAATGACCCAAAAAGACCAGGTTTAACAAAAGCGGATTATCAATGGCTTGACAAAAATAAATTAATTACTGTACCAACTATAAAACCAGGCAGTGTAGGAGCCCCTTTTAAAAATTATGATGCTGTACTATTTGGAACAGCTGATCAGCCAAATGTAAAACAGCTTGTTGAGAATGAACTTGCAGCTAGAGATTATTATAAAAATAAAGTAAACTTTGAAGCTGATTTTCCTGGAGAATCATATTTACAATTTTTTGCAGAAGGAGGATACGTAGGAAACATGATACCAGTAAAAGCAAGTGTTGGAAAATTTATTAAAGGGCTATTTGGTGAAACACCAGCTTATAGAAAAGAAGGTATGGATGTCGAAAGTTTATTTGGTCCTACAAAAAAACAAAAAGAAACTTTAGAAAAATTATATCCTGGCACAGCTTTTCCAGAAACATATCCTGGTGAAGTTTTTTATTCTAATTTTGATTTAGCTTTAAGTAGACGTGGTGCACCAGAGTCTTTTCAAAATGAAGATTCTTTTAGAAACTACATGAATCAATCGGGTGTAGGAACAGACGAGCTAGATGATGCAAAAGTTATTCCTTACATAAAATCAAAATCACAAGCAGGTGAACAAATTTTTTCACAAGACTTAAGACGTATTGCTAATCAATCACCAATAAGATCTGTGTTCATGGATGCATATGGTTTTCGTTCTGATAAAATAAATCAAGCATCTAGAGATTTCTTCGATCCTAACACTGGTTCTAGAGTTCAAATAGAAGGTGAAGCTGTATACAAAGATCCAGCTTACCCAAGCACTGCAATCATGGATGGTGCTCTAGCAAACTCTTACAGAGAAAGAGTATTTAGAGTTAAGAAAGATCAACTGCGAGGTGATCCAGGTTCTGTGCCTGGTGGTGCTGATAATCATAAATTTGGTGGCTCAGCAGATACAGACGGTAATTATACATTATTCTGGACACGACAAACAGACAGACCTGCTTTTATCATACCAGGAGAGATCATAGATAAAAAGACTGGTGAAATCATACAACCAGCTATGATAGCTGATCAAACAAAACTTAAAGGGATAGAAGACAGAATACAAAAACTTTTTGCTGATCCAATAGCTAAACTTGATCCACAAGATTTAGAAGGGGTTAGTGCAACTGTAAAAAGACTTGTTGATTCATCAGCAGGAAGATTAACTTCTGGTAAAGCATTTAATGTTGTAATGGGTCAGATCGATGCAAAGCAAAAACAAATAAAAAGATTACAAAATGAATATAATGCGGAAAAACAAAGATTAGATAGTTTTGTATCACCACAGAAAAAAGAAATAATAACAACAACGATTGATGAATTACAATCAGATATTCTACAAAGCTTAAGAACGAAATCTAGAAATATAGCAGGTAAATTAAAAATTATGGCTGACCGTAATATGTCGATTGACAGTATGAGAGATAAAGAATTACTTGAGTATTTTAAAGAAACAGGTGGAGTTGTAAGACCTCTTGGAAAAACAAAAGAAGAATTAATTGATCAATTTAATCAATTAAAAGAAATTAACCAACAATTAAAAGCATCATCACAGAAATTTGCGTTTGGTATTACAGAAGGAGATCTTAATTACTACAATTCTGTAAAACAAATGCAGAAAAAGATAATGGATGAAATGACAAACAACATTTCAAAAGATTTAATGCAAAAATTATATCCTGATGTTCCTCTTAAAGATAGGGTACAGTATGCCGATGCTGCAGTGAAACAAGCTGTTGCAGAGGCGGCACACAGACTATTTGTTGAGAAGGATCCTAATGCACCAAAATATATTTCATACATGTCTGGATCACAAATTAAATCAAATTATACTCAACCAGGTGGAGCGGCAACACCAGCAGCAGAGCGTGCAGCGGATCTTGATAATAGACAAAGAATGTTTGAACAAAGTTTTGCAGGAGGCAACGAGGGTGCAGTGCTTGAACAATCAGAGTTAAGAGGCATAGGCACGGAAGAATTTTACGGAGGACCTGATGTTAAAAATGAACAGGGAGCTCACTTTACTGGAGTTATGGAAAATATTTTTAAAAAAGTTGCAAATGAATACGGATCAAAGATAGAAATAGCTAATGTAGCAACAGAAACTCCTAGAGTAAGAGATGTGTATAATATCGTTGATCAAGACACAGGTATCGTTATGGGTAGTGGTGACACTTTTAGACAGGCAGAAAATATCGCTAATGACCTTGTTGATAAAGAAGGCGGCAGATATAGGATTGCCACAGAAACAGAAAGAGTCTATGATAGTAGACCAATTTTCACTATGGAAATTACACCAGAAATGCTACAATTGTTTAAAGCTTATAAATAAGGAGAGTCATGGTAGTCGAAAAACCAATAAAAACAGAAGAGGCTATAGAGCGAGACACGTCAATAAACATAGAAGTTGGACCAGAACAAGATCCAAATGTACAACTAATGGATGATGGGTCAGCTGTTATTGGAGGAGTACCAGAACAGCCACAAATGGCTTTTGGATCCAATTTAGCTGAGTTCATGTCAGAAGATGATTTAATGAATATATCAAATGAATTAATAGGAAAGTATGATGAAGATAAAACATCAAGAAAAGATTGGGAAGAAACATATACAAAAGGATTAGATTTATTAGGTTTTAAATACGAAGAAAGATCACAGCCATTTCAGGGCGCAAGTGGTGTAACACACCCTGTGCTAGCTGAAGCTGTTACACAATTTCAAGCTCAAGCTTACAGAGAGCTGTTACCTGCTGGCGGACCTGTAAGATCACAGATAGTTGGAAAAGAAGATACACTTAAACAACAACAGGCTGAAAGAGTTCAAGAATTTATGAACTATCAAATCATGCATGTGATGGAAGAGTACGATCCAGAGTTGGATCAAATGTTATTTCACCTACCTTTAGCAGGATCAGCATTTAAAAAAGTATACTTTGATACAAATATTGGAAGAGCAGTTTCAAAGTTTGTACCTGCAGATGATCTTGTCGTGCCGTATAATGCTACTGATTTACAATCATCAGAAAGAGTTACACATGTAATTAGAAGATCTGAAAATGAAATTAAAAAAATGGTTGTGTCAGGTTTTTACAGAGATGTTGAATTACAAATGTCAACAGAAGAAGATACAGTTTTAAACAAAGAAAGAGAAATATCTGGTTTACAAAAAAATGATTATCAAAATGATAATTTTACACTTCTTGAAGTACATTGCGATTTAGACTTACCAGGATTTGAAGAGGATAATGGTGTAAAACTTCCTTACATAGTAACTTTAGATGAGGGCTCTGCAAAGGTTTTATCAATTTATAGAAACTACCGTGAGAATGATCCACTAGCTAGAAAAGATCAATACTTTGTTCATTTTAAATTTTTGCCTGGCCTTGGTTTCTATGGCTTTGGTTTAGTGCACATGCTTGGTGGTTTATCAAGAACTGCCACTGCAGCGTTAAGACAATTAATTGATGCGGGTACATTATCAAACCTACCTGCTGGATTTAAAGCTAGAGGTCTTCGTATTCGAGATGACGACAATCCTTTACAACCAGGTGAATTTAGAGATGTAGATGCTCCTAGTGGCGATTTACGTGCAGGTCTTTTGCCTCTTCCTTACAAAGAGCCAAGTCAGACATTGTATGCTCTTCTTGGGTTTGTTGTACAAACAGCAACTAGGTTTGCAACGGTAGCAGATCAAAAGATAGGTGAAAACTTAGGATCTAATGCACCTGTAGGCACAACAATGGCTTTGATGGAACGTGGTACAAAAGTCATGTCTGCTATTCATAAAAGATTACACTACGGACAAAAGATAGAATTTCAATTACTTGCACAGATATTTGCAGAATACTTACCTACGATGTATCCTTATGAAGTAGAAGGAGGACCATCACAAATAAAGCAACAAGATTTTGATGGCAGAGTAGACATATTACCAGTATCTGATCCAAACATTTTTTCTGTGGCACAAAGAGTTGTTCTTGCACAGACACAATTACAATTAGCTCAAAGTAATCCTAAAGCTCACAATGTATATGAAGCTTACAGAAGAATGTACACTGCTTTAGGTGTAACGGATATACAAGCGATTTTACCTTTACCACCAAGACCAGCACCGATGGATCCTGGTATGGAAAATGCTGGATCTCTAAAAGGCATGCAACTAAAAGCCTTCCCAAGACAAAATCATGATGCACACATAAACGCTCATAGAGGTTTTATGTCTTCTGTTTTAGTAAAAAACAATCCTGTGGTTATGTCAATTTTACAATCACACATAGCTGAACATACATCACTACAAGCTAGAGAGGTTGTACAAGAAAAATTTATGCAACCTATGCAAGAATTACAACAACAAATACAAATGGCACAGTCACCTGAACAGCAACAAGAGCTACAACAACAAATTCAAGCAATGCAAATGCAAATGGAAAACGACATTGCAGGTTTAATTAATGAAATGACCACGCAAATGATTGCAGAAGAGCAAGAAGCTATGCAAGACACGCAGGAAGACCCGTTAATTAGGCTAAAAGAACAAGAATTACAGCTTAGAGCGATGGAAATGCAGCGTAAAGATGACGAGACAGACAAAAAATTAAATGTTGAACGTGAAAGAATAGCTGCAACAGACAAAATTGCTCAAGATCGTATCGATTCACAAGAGGATATTGCGCAACTTCGTGCAAATGTTAACCTTTCCAAACAAAAACAGTGAAAAAAAGCGAAAGAAAAGTCGCAAAAGTGATGCGTGAGTTTAAAAAGCGCAAATTAAAGATAGGCAAGAGCAAAAAAAAGGTTAAATCTAGAAAACAAGCGATAGCAATCGCTCTAAACGAGGCAGGAATATCTAAAAATGGCAAACGCAGAAGAAAAACTAGCTGATTACTTTGATAAGCTAATGATGATATCAAAAAATACTGGCAATTCACCAGAAGATAGTTTACTTTTGGCAGGTGCAATGATGGCGGTAGCAAAAGTCATTTATTATGATCATCTTAAGCCTTCAGAAGCAAAAGATTTGTTAAATCACAATGGTTATGATATGCTTGAATTAATAAAACCGACGATACACTGACATGAATACAAAAACACCACAACAACAGGAATTAATGAATTCTATAAAAAGGGTTACGGATGATATAAGACAAGACAGACAAAAGTTTCGTATCGAAAAAAAACTTGAAAAAATAACGGATCCGAAAACAGGTAAACTTGTAAAACCATTAAAACCAAAACCATCTCCAACACTTGTTGCAGGAAAAGTGCAAAATGTAAAAGACGCTCCTGAAGAATTAAAGATGGAAAAAGACGCAAAATTAAAACAAACACTTGATCAATTATTAAAACCAAAAGGCACAGGTATGCCAAGAAAAGTTCAACCTGCTAAAAAAGGTGGACTAATGAAAGGTAAAAAGAAAAAAGCGAAAAAATCCAAAGTAGCTGGTAGACTAGCGAAACGTGGATATGGAGCAGCGAGGAAATAATGGGTAAATTTAAAAGAATTGATTTGGCTAACAAAGAAAGAGAACAATCCGCAAAAGATTTTGTAAGGTTTCAAACTAACAAAAGAGGTGGAAATGTAATTAGTACTATTAAGACTATTGATATGGGTAAAGTTCTTGGAGTAATTCCTTTTGTAGGCGGTAATATAAAAAGAAAAGCAGGTGGAGGTTTGGCGGCTGCAACAGCAAAGCTTAAAGCTCAAGGTTTAAAAAAAGGTGGATCACCGAAGAAAAAGAAAAAGTTTCCTGATCTTAGTGGAGATGGAAAAGTGACAATGAAAGATATTCTTATGGCACGTGGTGTGATTAAGAAAAAAACTAAAAAGAAGGGCAAAAAGAAATGAACTTTAAGAAAACAAAAGTAACAGTGGTAAAGCAAAAAAACCCTTTTCCAAACTTACAAGTGTCTTCTGATGCAGCAGTTGTTTACTCACCTTATGTTGTAAAACAAAACAAAGGTAGTGGTCCGAAAGGGCAGACAAGTAACATGCAGATCAAAAAAGTTGCTTTTAAAGGCGTAAAGTAATAAAACCCTATCAACAAAGGAGGATTGTATGAAACTAGTACAAGATCTATGGGCACACTTAAAAGAGTGGTCTGATTGGAGCATGAAAGATTGGATTAAAGCTGCAATTGTAGCAATAATTGTAATCATTATTATAGGAGCAATCTAAAATTTATGTGGCAATTACTTGCTAAACCTTTACTTGGCGTCGTCGCTGATGGCGTCAAGGGTTTTGTAGAAACAAAAAAAGCAAAACAAGAATTAAAACTAACAACTATCAAAGCAACTCAAAAACTTAAAGAAGATCAAATTGCTGGTAAAGTTGCATGGGAACAAAGTGCCGTTGACCAGATGAAGGGGAGCTGGAAAGATGAGGTAGCATTAATTGTTCTACTACTTCCAGCCGTTTTAGTATTTACGCCTTTACAAGAACATGTACATCAGGGCTTTATTGCCTTACAAGACTTGCCTTCGTATTATCACAACCTACTTTATATAGCGATCTCTGCAAGCTTCGGCATCAAAGCAGGATCAAGCGCAATAGGAATGTTTAAAAAGAAATGAAGAAGGCTCAAAAGAAAAAAGTAAAAAAAGTTATAAAAGGTTTAAAAAAAGCTTCAAAGTTGCATGCAGGTCAGGCAAAAACTTTGCAGGGTGTGATAAAGAAAAGGCATAAGATAGCGTGAGTTACGAAGATTTATCAGCATCTGTAAAATTAAGTGAAGGTTTTAGAAACAAAATTTATCAAGACACCGAAGGATTTGATACCATCGGGTGGGGTCATAAGGTTGTCGCATCAGATAATTTTATTGCTGGTAAAGAGTACAAGGAAGAAGAATTACAAGCAGTATTTGATAAAGATTTAAGAAAAGCAATTGCTCAAATGAAACAATTGTTAGAACAAAATAATATAACTGATTTACCAGAAACAGCAGAGCACGTCATAACCGAGATGTGTTTTCAACTTGGACAGACAGGCGTGTCTAAGTTTAAAAATATGTGGAAATGCCTGCAGGAAGCTAATTTTATTGGAGCAAGTTATGAAATGCTTGATTCAAGGTGGAATAAACAAACACCTAACAGATGTAAAAAATTAGCTGACCTTATGAAATCATGCGGCTAGAAAACTTCTTTACAGCATACAAAAAAGATTTAATTGCTAGACAAGAGCAGATAAAACAGTCTATATTAAATGGGATGGCTAAAGATTGGTCAGATTATAGATATCTGACTGGTAAATTAGCTGCACTAACACAAGAAGTTCAGGAACTCACGGACCTGCTTAGAAAAACGGAGCTAGAAGATAATGACTAAACCAAAACTTATAGTGCCAGAACATATCTGGGATGGCAAACAAGCAGAAAAAGCAAAAAACGAAGTAGAAAAACTACCTGCACCAGTTGGCTGGAGAATGGTTTTATTCCCATTAAGACTTAAAGAAAAGACAAAAGGTGGCTTGCTTTTAACCGATGAAACTGTTGAGCAATCACAAATCACTACAAATATTTGTAAAGTATTAAAGATGGGTGACTTGTGTTACAAAGACGAAGCTAAGTTTCCCACTGGCCCTTGGTGTAAAGAGGGCGATTGGGTTCTCATAACTAGATATGCGGGATCTCGTATCCGTATTGACGGTGGTGAGTTAAGGATAATCAACGATGATGAAATACTGGCAACAGTTGATGATCCCCGAGATATTTTGCCAGCTAACATAATGTAACGTGGAGGAGACCATGCAACCAACAGTGCAATCAGAGCAAGACAAGATGGTTCCGATAGATACCTCGGGAGATCCAGTCGAAATTGAAGTTAAAGAAGATGATAAAAAGGTTAATGAAAGCCCTGAAGTAGAGATACAACAAGAACAATCTACTGAAACAAAAAAAGAAGAATTAGAGAACTATTCTGATTCCGTTAAAAGACGTATTGATAAATTAACACGTAAAATGCGTGAAGCAGAAAGACGTGAACAAGCTGCAATTGAATATGCCAAAAAAGTTCAAGAAAATCAAAAATCTTTACAAGCACAAATTGTTCAAAGGGACAGTCAATATATTGAAGAAACTGGCAAGAAATTAGATGCTCAAGAAGAATTTGCTAAAAGAGCATTACAAGCAGCTATACAGGAAAACGATTCTGATAAGCAGGTTGAAGCACAACAAGCCATATCAAAAATGGCTGTCGAAAGACAAAACCTTGCTGTTCAAAAAATGCAAATGGAGAACCAACCTAAAGAAGAAGAGGTTCAAGCAAATTTTGATCAACAACCTGAACCAAAACCACCTAGTGATAAAGCAAGAAAATGGGCTGAGTCTAATTCGTGGTTTAATACAGACCGTGCTATGACTTACACAGCTATGGAGATACATAAAGATTTAGTGCAAGAAGGATTTGACGTAGAGGGGGATGACTATTATAATGAGATCAACCAACGTATACGTACGGAGTTTCCTCATAAATTTGAGGAGAACAAACCGAGGCAAAAAGTTGCCTCAGCTGTTAGAACATCGTCCAATGGACGCCGCACTGTGAAACTCACACCCTCACAGGTAGCTATTGCAAAGAAACTTGGTGTGCCACTTGAAGAGTACGCAAGACACGTGAAGGAGGCGTAAATGAGTACAGAAAAAAAATTAAACAAAACCTCACGCTCTCTCGAGACCCGAGAACAAACCGCTCGTACTAGAGGATGGGTACCTCCATCCAGCTTAGACGCACCTGAACCAC